TTCTCCCTGCGGAGAGCGTCGAGATCGTGCTGTCTGGTAGCGTTGAGACTTTCAAGCTGCTTGTCGGGATCGGCCGTATCGAAGATGTTCTTCGGGTCCGGGGATCCGTCGTCGAACTTGACACCCTTCCATCCGTACCGCTTCGCTATCGCTTGGATAGCTGCCGTGTCGCCGTCCTGCAGAACCTTCGCCAGGTCCTTGTAGGTTCCGAGCGTAGCACCCTGCTTGCCGGCCTTCTCGGTCAGCTTGTCGTACTTGGATTTCAAGTCGTCGTGATCAGTCCTGAGCTTCGCAATCTCATCGTCGGTCGGTTTCGTGGTCGTGTCCGTAGTCTTCGTACCGGCATGGTCCGCATCGCCTCCATCGGCTTCGGGATCTTTAGGGTCGTCGGATCCGGCTATCGCGGCGGTTGCTCCATCGCTTCCGTCGCCGTCGCCTCCACCGTCGGCCGGGTGGTACATCTTGAAAAGGCGCATCTTCATTTACCCTTCGTTTACTTGGCCGCTTTGAGCGACCGTCGTGTTTATTCTATGGTTCAGTGTTGTCCAAAATTCCTGATAGAACCGAGCGCGGAACTTCTGTTCGCGTTCCTCTTTCGAACCTTCTTCGGTAGCGAAAAACTCGTCTTTCGCGTCGGTAATCATTTGCTCTGCGATCGACTCGATAAGAGTCCATCCGGCATCAGTCTTCAAGGACCGCAGCAGGCCGGACTTCGTGATCGGCGGCTGTGTCTTTTCCTTCACCGGTGGGGTGAAGCCGGGAACGGCCGGTAGTGCTCTATTGGTCATGCTGCCACCGTACCCGGTCGCATGCCGCGCATCGGATCGGCGCTATCCTGCATGGCTGGTTGTTCCTGTTGCTGTTGCGGTTGACGTGCGCCCGCCATCGCGGAGGCCATACCCTGAAGAGCCTGTTTGTGTTGGTCGATATGCTGCTGTAGCATCAACTGACGCTGGACCGGCCAGAGTTTGAAGTCGGCCGTCATCTTGACCGCCTCATGGCCCTGCAAGTGCTGGCTGTGATTATTTACCGGCGAGATTTCTACATGGCGACCAGATGCAATCAGTTCGTTCTCCTGTTCCGGCGGGACGTTGTGATCGGGGACGTTCGGATCGTCGATAAACTTGCTGTACTCGTGCGGATGGAGCCGGCGGACCATTTCGATAGCCAGATTATTCCAATTCCATTTCACCATCGGCATTGTCATGGCACGATCGATCATGTGCAGGAACTGCTCGGTCTGGATCGTATCCTGAACGGCAAGCGCACCCTTCGCGGAGAAGCGAGGCACCGAATTCCAGTAGTACGACGACGGATCAATAGCAAACTGACTCTCGCCCTCCTGCCCGGCGTACTGGAACGCTTCTTCCTTCGTCAGATTCATTTGTTCGAGCATGAACAGGTTGAGGTAGATCGATTCGAGTGCTTCTTCTTCTATCAGTCTCGCTATCGTGGCGAGTCGGCCGACCGATCCGGCAGTAGCCTCCCGGATCTCGGTAGCGGTCGTTCTTCCGCTTGAAATCATTCCCTGGGTCGATTCATTGACACCCGACATACGCTCCATAGCCGAGGTCTCAGAGGAAATGTCCTGCATCGAATCCTGATTCGTATTGCCGCCGGGTTGGTGAATGTAGAGTTTGTCACGAACATTTCCGCCGTTCGATACACCGAGGAAGCCGGGGTGCATGCGGAATGCCCCCTCCTGCTCACCAAGTAAGTCCGCATCGATGGCGCCGATCGGGTTGGATACGAGATTCTGGAAGTCGCGCCTGCTGTTCATAGCGGCGTTGATGTCGTACTGGTTGCGCTCGATACGCTGCAGGAAGCCCATGCCTTCAAACTTGCCCGGCGTCCTGAATATCTTCCAAAGCTGTAGCGGCCAGCCACACAGGTTCATCCGGCGTAAGATGAAGCCCTGCGAGAATTCGATCATGTGATGCTTGCTGATAAAGGTCACGACTGTCACCCGCGTATTGTTGATAGCCTGGCGGACAGTCGGATCACTTATGCTGCTCACTTGTTCGCGCAGATTGAGAATCGCACCGGCGGCAATCTTCTCGACGTTCTTATACCGACCCCAACCCGGTCGTTTTGCTACCGAGTTCTCAAGCAGTTCACCGATAGAGACATCACGCTCGAAGCAAAATCCCTGCGAGTCTTCAAGGCTGGTTGCTGTCCAGTCGTGGAAGCAGCGGTTGTAGGGAAGCACGATGACATCGGAGCGATCGACCTTATCCGGTATCCACTGCATTTCCATGAATACCTTTTGCTCCTGCAGGGTCATACCGGCGTAGTCTTTGCTGGTGATGATCTTGCGGCGCTTCGGAGCATATCCCGGTTCGAGCAGCCAGCGGGTCATCGTCACGCCGTAGTCGAAGCAGGACGCCCAACCCAAAGCGTCAAAGACCTTGTTCTTGAATTTCATTTCCCGATGGCGCTTCTTCTGGTGCGCGGTGATCTCCGATGCGAAGAACGTATCTTCGATGTCATCAGCCTCGATCTGGAAATAGTCCTCAGTTGAGAAGAACATGTTGAACAGCTTCGCCCGGCCCGATTCTGCAATCGCGGCGCCGACCGGCAGATAGGTATTCGAGTAGCGGCTTTCGTCGTCTTCAGCCAAGCCGGAGTCTTCGTCGAGAATTTCTTCAGGCGGGTTTAATGCTTCAAAGATATTCCGGTACCGATAGAAACGTTCAAGCCCGGCCCTCTTTGCGCCGACCGCCTGCTCGTAGAAGGTCTCTGCCTTCTGCAGGGCAAGATCGTCGGGCAACAGGTGGATTGGCTTGACCTGCCAGACTTCATCATGGCTGATACGCCCGGCCAGTCGATTAATATCTTGAAGCTGCGTGTCGCTGTATTTAGTAGGCATGTTCACCTGGCCTTAAATTTTGTGATCTCCTGCTCCCGATTATTTCTCCCGTATATTTTCGGTACCTGTATTGTGGCCGGCTGACTTTCTGTTGGTCGCCGGCGAAATTGGCCGGGAACATATTGCAAACCAGGTGCCGGACACAATCGCCGCGATGGTCGTGCTCACCGTCTTTCTCCGGTTTCCCCCGGTGCTCCGGCGTCGGATCCTTCGGATAGTGCCAACCGCCCCGGAGTGAACTGATCAGTTTCTGACAGCGAGAATGCACCACGACGGCCGGCTCACCGTTTGGCAACATGGTCGAGAAGAGGGCACGCACGAAGTCGGTCGAATCGACCAGCCCGAGCTTTCGGCTCGACGGTATCTTGAGCCCTTTGGATTGGAATATCTTGATCGAAGTATTGCGGTCTTTGTCGGCGGTTGTCTCGCGGCGCTGGTTGCCGGCAGGATCCGGCCAGAAGCGCAGGTCGCCGTTCTCCCATGCCTCCTCGTACCGGCCCTTGATCAAATTGACCGTCCAGTCAGCCAGGGCGATCGTGTCCGAGTCGTAGAGCACGACTTCATCCAGAAAGCGTAGTTGGTAGCAATCCCACTGCGGTATCTGAACGTACTGACCGAGCAGGACGACACCTTGATCAGTGCCGAAGTCGACCGAGCCTCGAAGCCCGAGACGGCCGTCAAATTCGTAGTCTTTAATATGCAGATCGTCGCGGAAATTCTCGATCACCGGCTTACCGTCGTAACTCTCGTAATCGATTTCGTATTCCCGGCGCCACCGCATTTCGTTCTTGATCCGGCGCTGTTCCTGTTTGACCCACATACGGCCCTTCCGGGTCTCCGGCGATTTCTGAGGATCGGCCGAGTAGTGAACCCGCAGACAGTGGGTGTCCTGACAGGTGACGTGATATTCCATGCCGGGCATGCAGGCAACCAGTTCCTCAAGCGGCAACGACATGAATTCGTCGTGATCCATGTTGAGAATCCGATCCTCAATCCACATACGCCGGGCCTCAAGGGGCATATCCGTCGGCGCCACTATCGGCGGAGTAATCACGAAACGGCTGTCGATTTGATTATGGCCGAGCCGCTTGTAGTTTCTCTCATCAAGCCCGTTAAGCATGCAGTAGACCCAGTTCATACCCCTCGGCGTGCCCTGGCCGAAGTACCGGCCGCCGCCCGAGAGCGTCGGCGCACTGGCCGCATACGCCTCATCGCCCTTCTCCTGGTGATTGATTTCATCGGAGAAGATGTTCGAAGCGGTGTGCGATCGCAGGATGTCCTCGCCTTGCGGGATCGCCCATATCATAGAATTGGTTGCGGGGAACTCGAGGATAGTCTGTGTGCCGGTTTTTTCGCCGGTCTTCTTGGCGAACGGGAATTTGCCTCTCGGGAAAAGTGAAGCATACTGCTCGAAATTGTTGTAGATACTGACAATTCGCCCGAGGGCTTTACTGGCGTCCTTCTCTTTTTTGGACTGGACGAAATTGAGCCGGTTGTAGCCGCGAAACATGGTGTCCCACAAGATCAGGGCACACATAATCCACGTCATCATCACCTGTCGGGACTTCTCGGTGAACAGAACATCGGGCACTTCGAGGAACAGCCGGGCAATGATCCGATACATGGCTTTTGCCGGAAACGGCTTTGCCAGCGTCGTCGGGTCATGCTCATCGATCGTCAGGACGAAGTATTTCAGGAAGTACCAGGGATCGACTGTTGCCAGCTTCGCCCGAGTTCTCCACAACTCAATCGTCTTTTGATCGTCAGGCTGCAGCTTCGTCTTGCTCTTCGTCATCGAGGAGTTCATAGTCGGAATCGACTTCCATATCCAGGGCTTGCGTTAATTCCTTTTCCCGTACTCTGAGCACTGATGCCAGGCCGGGTCCGATCTCGGTCGTATGCGTTTCGCGCTTATCTACCTGAAATTTTGTGGGGGCCATCATATTCGGGGTCATTTTGGCAATGTCGCGGATCACCTGCAGGCGGGTCTTGTGGTCAGGGCCGAGATTCGTAACCTTTACTTCTTCGCCGATTATTAGTCCCTTGTCGTTGAACTTGCGCTTGTGCATCGGCACCATCTTCTCAGCACCGAGAGCATTGGCAAACGTCTCAGCTATTTTCTCAAGCGACACATTATGCCGTTCGAGCGCCGGGCCCAAGAATCCGCCGATCCTCGCGGCCTGCACCTCTTTCGATCCCTGTCCTTTGTTGTCCGGGGCGATCAGGTCGCGGGCCTGCTCAAGCGTCAGTTCACCCGCCTCGATAATCCGGCGGATGATGGCCTTCTTCGGCGGGGATAGCTTGCTGAACTCGCTCGTCTGCCGAATCGTGAGCTTCGGGGGCGAGTTTTTTACGTCAGCCGGTGTCGGCAAATCTGGCCTCCTAATCATAACTGAGACCAGCCTACCGACAGAGCGTTATTCTGTCAAGGCGTATATGTTGTTGCTATCCAACGATTTTCGGCAGTTTGCGGGGCGGTTATTCGGTAGGGGCGGGTTTCTGCTGGTGGATTTTCTGGATAGTGACATAGAATCGTTTCAGCGATGGCCTGTCTCGTTTATCGTAACACGAGCGGGAAACGACTTCAAAACCGTCCTCGTGCATGAGCCGACGGATTCGCCGAGCGGTGACAATCTTCGTTGCGGCAAACGATTCCGTGACTGGATCGCCGCCGTGGGGCACGTACATATACGTGACCTTGACTGGCCGGTTTTTCGGAATGCGTCGTATCCCTTTAGGGTACTGTAACATAAGCTCCTGAACCCAAATATATAGGGTGAATGGGTCAGGGCGTTTTCTGTACCACAACCTAGGAGTCAAAATTTTCAACACCATGCCCGGCTTGAGCTCGTATTTCGACGAAAATGGTGCCCCGAAGTGGTAGTAGGCCCGCTTAGAGCGCGGGCGCTTAACAAAAGCGCCCGGCTGTATTGTAGGTAATCTCCTCACTATCCGATCAGTCTCCGCCGCCGTTGGTATCGGGGTGATCGTTCTGGTCGTCGGCAATCGCAGGCTCGGTGTCCGGGTCGTCATCCTCTCTCCAGTCGGCGGGAACATCGTCCTTCGCAGGGTCAGGCTCGGTCTCAGCCGATACCTTATCGGTCTGGATAGCAAAGATTGGCTTGCTGGTACCGAGGAACGGGTCCAAGATGTCCTTGATGTTGCCGGTGATGCCGGGGCGAACGCGGTAGATCCGACCGTTGAACTCAATCTCTTCGGTGTTGCGTTC